TCGACAGAGATTCTGAAATTGGCAGAGAGATTGATGCGATACAACGAGGCCCAGAAGAAGGGAACTTCTTCGCCCCAAGAGAGCTAACTCTTCTTGATGGGTCTATGGCTGCGCAAGAGCAGCTTACTACTCAGCAGCAACGTGACACGGCGGGTGACCTTGCAGGTCTTGAGGTTGATCCACAACTACCACCTCAAAGGTATTCCAGAATTGTACCAGCAGAGGCTCTCGTTCCTGTACGTGCGCCAGTAAACTTGAGAGATGGCTCGCCAAATCCTGTCTATGGATACTTCATGGATCGTGGCAGACTGCGTCCTATCGTTCTGCCAAAGGGTTCACACAAGACATATGAGAGCGGTGTAGAAGTTGGTCAGGGTCTGTTCCATATTCAGCAGCGCAACCATGACAAGGAACTTGTAGAGAACTCTAAGTACAAGCGTGTAGAGAATGCCATCTATGATCTACTACGCCGTTGGCAAGACCAAGGATACGATGACGGAGAATCCGTGATCTCCTACCCAAGTCAGGGCGGCATCGTACTTGAGTGGCGTGACAACCTAGCATTCAAGGCACCACCAATGCGTCTTGTATTGCAGTCAGGTCGTGATCTACCAAATGCACCTGCCAAGGATGTATTCTATGTTAAGACATTCTTCCCAATCCTAGAGAAGAAGGCTCGTAAGGTCGCACCTGTTCGTGCATCTCGTTTGTTCAGCGCATTGCCACAAGAGATTGAGAACAAGAAGTACGATCTGAACTACGCTCGTGCAGCCGACACTGTCGCCAAGGGTCTTGGGTTTGTTCTGCCAAAGCAGAAAGCTCAGACGGCAGCGGACACAATCATCCGCAAGTTCCAAGACAACATGCTGCCAGTTGGTCGCATGATCCAAGAGCTAAAGAACAAAGGTGCCACAATCACAGATGCGTTCGATCCCTACCTACAGGAAGAACTGTATCATGGTCGTGTTGGTGCTGAGATCGATAGCCGTGAAAACACAATCTATAAGGATGCAGTGAACGCAGTTAAAGGTGTTAACATTGCTCAGGGCAAGATCGATCAATTGAAAGCTCTGTCAGATAGAACGTCAGAGACAGGCGATGGCTTTGTTAAGAAAGCCCTTGATAGTTATCCAAGCAAGAAGCTCGCGGTGGTTGATGCTGTACTCTATGCGACACACGCCAAGGAACGTAACGCATTCATCAGACAACGAGACCCAGACAATACATCTGGTTCGGGTATGTCTGACGCAGAGGCAGATGCAATTTTAGGATGGGTCGCCACATTGGATGGCCCAAGCATCGCTGCATTGCGTGAGGTTCAGCAGTCTGTTCGTAGCATCGTTGGTAATACAAACGAAACTCGCAGGAACTATGGCCTAATCCCAGACGACATGCGCACTGATAAGAACTTCAATGCCTATGTCCCACTGCGTGGCAAGGTTGACATGCTTGAAGATGAGATGGATTACACTCGTCCCGCAGGCGGTGCGCCGTTTGGTGTACGTGGTAAAGAAGATCGTCGTGCGCTGGGCCGTTTTGATTATGCCACAGATATTCTGGCAACAGTGATTAACCAGAACCAGAACTCTGTTGTTCGTGGTGAACGCAACAAGGTTGGTCAGGCATTCATTGGATTGCTACGTGCAAACCCAGACAAGACCCGTGGCTTTGGTCGTATCCTAGACCGTATGCCAACACGCCGTGTATTGGATTCATCAGGCAAGGTTAGAGAAATACCTGATATGATGGCAGGCCAAGACCCGAATATCTTTGTTGCCAAAGAAAATGGGAAAGATGTATTCGTTGAGCTAGGTGATGTCCGTCTAGCAAACGCACTGAAAGGTGTAGATGGCACAGGCCCAAGCTCACTTGATACAATCAACCGTGCCTTGGGTAAGTTGAACAGATACCTGTCAAACATCAACACCTCGTATAACCCTGAGTTCTTCATCACCAACATCGTTCGCGATATTCAAACAGCAGGTATTAACGTGCAGCAGTTTGATGCTGATGGCATGGTGAAGAGCATCGCCAAGGATTACGGAAAGGCATTTGGCGGCATCAAGAGAGCCATTCGCAACGGTGATACAGATAGTGAGTGGGCAAAGATATATGCTGACTTCGTCCGTGATGGTGGACAGAACTCTGCCAACCCTATGAACAGTGTCGCTGATCAGATGGCAAACATCAGCAACTTGCTAGGTGATATTGCTGAAGACGGTGCGCGTGGCAAGTTCAACAAGATGAAGAACAGCTTCGTAGGTGAGAAGACCAAGTCACTCCTCAAGTTCCTAGAAGACTATAACACCGTGGCTGAAAACGCTGTACGTGTTGCTGTATACAAAGGACTCAAGGAAAAGGGGTTCTCCAACGAGAGAGCTGCACAGGCTGCGCGTAATGTGACTGTGAACTTTGGTAAGGGTGGTGAGATGAAAACTCTCATGAACTCATACTACCTGTTCTACAATGCATCTATCCAAGGTTCATTTGCACTTTTCAATGCGTTCTTAAAGTCGAGAAAGGTGCAAGCTCTTTGGGGTGGTTTGGTCGTTGCTGGTGTTATGCAAGATGCTCTCAATGCTATGTTGTCTGAAGAGGACGATGATGAGATCAAAATCTACGACAAGATACCTGACTACATCCTTGAACATAACTTAATTCTACCAACCTTTGGTATGGGTGATCGCTCTTACCTAGCTATACCTCTACCGTATGGTCTTAACATGGCAGTTAATGCAGGACGTGCTTTCACTCGTACACTTCGTGGTGAGTACTCTGCATCAGAGGGTGCCAACTCAATCATCATGACTGCGGTTGATGCTTTGAATCCAATCGGCGGCACTGAGAACATGGCAAACTTTTTAGCACCAACTGTGTTCGATCCATTCATTGAAATAATGCGCAATGAAAACTACGCAGGAGTGCCGATATATAAGCAGCAGTATCCGGGGGATCAATCGCCTGATAGCCAACGATACTTTAACAGCGTCAGCCCGTCAGCACGTTGGGTTACTGATAACCTGAACTCTCTGACAGGCGGCACTAGCGAGATGTCTGGCTTCGTTGATTGGAACCCAGAGATCATGGACTACTGGTTCGAGTATCTTACTGGTGGTATCGGGCGGTTCGTACAGCGTACAGCAGAGGCACCTGCTCGTATCTATACTGATGGGTTTGATGAGGACTTATCACGAGAGATACCGTTCGTTCGTAAGATTATCGGTAGCGTATCTGAGCGTGAGAACATCGGTCTGTTCGTTGAGAAGCGTGATCGTATCCTGAATGTAGGTCAGGAGATCAAGGCGGCACAAGAAGCAGGTGACCGCGCAAGGTTCTTGAGAGCCAGAGAGAAGTACTCTGAAGAGATCGCACTACTGCCACGCATCAAGGCTATCAACAATGCCATCAAAAAAATATCACGGCAGCAGAATGCCATCCGTGATAATGTAAATCTTCCTGATAGTCAGCGTCAGTTGCTACTGGATAGATTGGATGAGCAGAAGCAGATGCTATACGCTCGTGGCAACATGATGATGAAGGACTATCGATAAAGTTCAATTGAACATTACGAACCTGTTTGTTGGTATCAAGCCTATGGCTTCAATGTCGGATGGATCGTTGCGGCGATTCCATCCTTCACCGCTGAACTCAACCTCGCACTTCATATCAAGGTTGCAGTAACCAGTTCTGTCTGACCATTGAACCACGAACAAGCATGGTACATCGCACACGTTCTTTAGGTTCTGTGCCATGAGCAACTTGGTTAGTGATATGAAACAGGTTGGGTATTTGTCATATGGCACATTCCTATGCCGCATCTCAACGAATGCCTGTATCTTCTTGCCACGCAATGCAACGTAGTCAAACTGTGCGTACTTCATCTGACGCTGCATCTTACACTTCCACTTATCTTCTAGTAGAAGTGCAAGTTGTCTTTCGTTCTCTGCGTCAGCTTGGTTCTCGTATGTTGGCTTCATGTCTGTTATTTATCCACTCTAAAACTTCTGTATACTTCCAACGCTTAACACGCTCACTAAACACAATTGGGTTAGGGAAGTAGGTATCTTCTTTCATTATTTTTCTTACTGACTTGGGGTGCATAGATAGCATCGTAGCAACCCCATGTATGTCCATTAGCTTTTCTTCCATTGCCTAAAGTCCTCACGTAGTTTTTCGAACTTACTTCGGGCATCAGGATTATCTCTAAACTCTGACCGCGATGTGATGCCACAGTATTTTCGCACGGCTTCTACCGCCGCATTCTCTATTTTAAATGGGTCAACATCCTCTACTAACCCACAGTCATGCAGGTACTCGCCAAACTCTTGGTTGCGGCACAGTAGTCCTGCTGATGCAATCAGCCTTTCTATATGCTGATATTCTTCTCGTGTCTCTGGTTGATCTTCATCGTTCAATCTAACCATAGCCACCATGTATCTCGTGCCTACCCAGTCAGTGTGTAGTTCTGGTGGGCAGTCATTGGGGTGTACGTTGAGGCGTAGTATGATGCCGTTCCTGTCCTGAGACATGGACACCTTCACGGCCTCAAAGCCCATAGCTGCGTCCCTGATGCTACTCATATTGAGCTTTCTTCTTAGAGAATAGTTTCTGCAAGAAGTTCATGTCCGACTCAGTGAGGTCTATCTTAGTGACGTTCTGATCTACTGGTACTTGTTGCTGCTCTAACTTTTTAGCTTCATGTTCTGCCCAAAGTTTCTCAGCTTCTTTCTCTTCCCAGTACTTCCTGTCGTCTTCGGCTGACTTATAGTACTTGAGTACAAAGTTTTCTATGTCCCAAGATTTATAGACTTTGTTTGGCTCACCAGTTGGTGCAGTCCATTCTCCAGTTTCATAGTAGTATGAGTAGTAAGATTGTTTAGGATCACTCAAGTCTCTGCTCTTGTAGATCAAGACTCTGCTATCTTCAGGCAATACTTGATGAGTTATCTTCTTCTTTGTTAGGTAATCCTGAATGTACTCAACAGGTTGCTTCTTAAACTTCCGACCTTTAGATCGCGCATCAACATTGGGGAGATTGATATCAAGACTGTCGTCTAGAAAGTTGTCTACTTCAAAGTTATCGTCGAACAAAATAGTAGTATGGGTAGGCACCTCATCTCCAGACAGGGCATCGTCTATAGCGTTTCTTACCTCTAAGAACTTCTTCCTGATGTTGTCTTCTCTTCTGTCCAAAAAGATTGATACATATGATATAGATCGACCCTTTAGAAGAAACCTTATAGCTCTACCTAGATCACTGTCTGAGTATCTACCTTGTGATTTTGTCATTGTACTTACTCCAGTTTTTCTTAGCCCACTCCACAGGCTCAAGTCCATTTAAGTCCCACCATGTACGTTCATCTCCAAAGCGATGAAGTTCCATGTGACAGTCGTGACACAGAGGTACAGCCCAGTTATCTCCCGACCTCATACCTACACCACGTTCCCCAACATGCTGTAGGTGATGAGCCTCTGCGCCACGTCTGCACACTAAGCAGGGTGTACCCCGCAAAGTATTCAGATACTTCTCATCCCGAATGTTCTTATGTTTCGGAATGAGCATAGCTTAAAACGGTATCTCATCGTCCATTTCGTTGGACTGTTTGTTGTTCTGATGACCCGCAGGTGCTTGATAGTTGTCGCCGCTCTTGCGCTCTCTCAACAAGTCGCTGCGCAACGACAGAAATGGCTTGCCATTCTTGGATGTCTTTCTCCATCCGACTAGGTTCGCCTTTGGGTGTTCGACCCCTTCTTGCATTTGGTTCCATAGGTCAGTCACTACCTCACGATCTACCTCAAGGTTGCCAGTGTAGTCTGGCTGACGTTCGTTCTGCTTCCTGTCGTTCTGAAACAGGATGCCTGATGCGGGATATTGAGCCATTACTTCTTCTCCTTTGATAACTCTTCTTTCTTAGATTTGATTTTGTCAGCCACCGATTGATGGGCTGTACTGTTCTGCTCTTTGGCTAACTCGAACAGTTGCTTGTTCGCGTTATAGAACTTCTTCAATGTATCCATTGTCTTGATTGCATCCACCCAAGCACATGCAACATCTGCCCAACTGTCCCAATCATAGACAGCACGAGGCTCACGATCCTCTGGTTTGTAGGCACCTGAGTTAACCATGTAACCAAGAGGCTCCTCACTAGGCGGCTCAGGAGCTTTCTCTTGCTTCGTGGGGGTAGGCTTAGGTTTTTCCTTTACCTCACTCTGCCGCTCCTCTCCGCCGCTCTGAGGCAGGTCTTCACCCGCATAGATGTAGTGACCCAGACCGTGATAGCTGATTGCCTTGGCTAGTCCACGCTGAAATGCGGTGTTAACTGCGAATGCATCGGGGTTCTGGATCGCCTTGTTGCGGTAATCAAGAACAGGAAAAAGTTCAGTTGCACTAATTCCTTCGACAAGAACTGTGACCTCAACGTATGCGTAACCATTTTCATCTTTGATGTACGGCATGCCGTTAGGCTGTATATGTTTCTTGAATACAGCTTCGGGGTAGTGGTTCTTCAGAACTCCCCAAGCCCATGCCCACGATAGATACGTTAGGCCATTCTTCTTTTCCGTGTGATCGTTTACATCGATCTTAGATAGTGTTTCCCATACGGACATTACTTTCTCCATCCATTGTATTGTTCACAAAACTCTGCCACTCCGCAGTAGTTACCTTCGCATCGGGTCTTCTCGCCCTGACGATACTCAATCTCTAGCTTCTTATCGCTGCTATCGACATGCTCTTGAGCTTTCTCCACTGTATCCCACAGCTTCAATGCTCTCTTCTTCCCCGCTTCTTTCACGGCATACTGATCTGGCTTTGCCCACTGATCTTCAGTCGAGCAGAGAATGAACTGATCGTATAGATCGTAATCCATTTGCGCTGACTGATGCGCATCGATGCGCTCATAGATATAATCCTCACGTTCCTCTGCACTCCACAGGGGAAGGTCAACGATCACAACTGGTGACTGTGGGTAATCACTATCAAACTGCGCCTTGCGGCGTTGCCAATCTCTAAGGATGGCACAGATGCGTATCTTGCTTACCTTGCTCTGGCGGTTAGCACCTGCCAAAGAGTTCTCGACCAACCAAGCGTAACAGTTTTGCTGACGCTCCCATTCTTTCTTGCCAAGGATCACAGACCAAGCGGACGTAACCTTATAGTCCGTGATCTGAACGGTGCCATCAGGTAAAACTTCTTGATGGTCTAGCGCACCAGACAAAGTCCAACCTGCCACGTTTGCGTACAGGCGTTCCTCTACCTGCACATTCGCAGGATCATCGGCACTCTCAAGAATGTGGTGTACTGCCGTACCAAACAGGGGCCAGATCATATCGACCACGTCTGTCTCTGCTTTATCTGCATACAAATCCTTCATCAGGCGCACTCGTGGTGAGTCGATGAGAGTTGTCACGCTGATATCCGCTTTGCCCTTTGAGTACTTATCGTCCCGCGCAAAGTTTAGGAAAGCATCTGGTAGGTTATGCTTGTTCGTTATTTTCATTGTTTTCTCCACTGGTCTGTAGTTAAATCACAATAGGAACATAAAGTCAAATAGGAATATTTAGGGGAAGATATGGGAGACTTTGACGTTACATTCACGGTGCATGGTGAACCCGCATCCAAGGCGAACTCACGCAAGATGGTGTTGATAAAAGGCCGACCTGCCCTCATAAAATCCCAGAAGGCTAGGGATTACGTGAAGACTTTCGAGCAGCAATGCCCTGTCTTAGAAGTGCCGACGACTGAAGATGTTGTCGTTGAGATGATGATATACTACGCATCGCGCCGCCCTGATCTTGATGAGAGCTTGATCCTAGATTGCATGCAGTGCCGTGTCTACAAGAACGACAGGCAGGTGAAGCAGAAGTTTATTTACTGGGGTCTGGATAAAGAAAATCCACGTTCGGTTATTCGTGTTCGTTCCTGTGACATAAAAAAAATACCAGACTATCTTATATCGGAAGACGTTCGGTAGACGATATTATATATCGGTAGACTAAGTATATATATTATATATTAGGCGGGAAAAATTTGGCAAGTTGACTACTCGTATCCGTCTTCGCTATGATGGGCAAATCAGAGTAGGAGATAGCCGTGCAAATCGAACAACAAGTTCGTGGCGAGGCGTACAGATTAGGGCAAGGTCAACATAAAATAAAATGCCCAAGCTGTAGTCCAAGCCGCAAAAACAAAACCGATAGAACGCTCTCTCTAAAAATAGAACAAGACAAGATACTGTTTCAGTGTTGGCACTGCAATCAGCAGGGGATTGTTCCGTTGGCAGAGCGAGTAGAAAAAATAAACAGAGTGGAAACAATGTCCGTAGCCAAAAAGATAGACAAGACCTCACTTACTGAGGCGGCACTGGCGTGGCTAAAAAGCCGTGGCATCAGTGCAGAAACAGCAGAGAAAGCAAACCTTCAGTCATCCGTCACATGGTTCCAATCGATAGGTCATGAGACACCAAGCATCCTGTTCCCATATCAAAACCATGAGGGACAAGAGTATGCACAGAAGATACGATCCATCGATAGCAAGGCGTTCATTTGCAATGGCGCACCTCAAACTTTCTTCAACTTACATAACGTGCAGCGTGATGATGATCTCATCATTTGCGAGGGGGAAATGGATGCGCTTGCATTCATGGAGACAGGTTACGAAAGCGTTGTATCAATACCAAATGGCGCGGTCATAAAGGTTGTCGATGGTAACATCGATCCGAAAGAAGATAATAAATTCAAGTTCTTATGGGCAGCAAAGAAAAAGATCGATGCCGCTCGTCGTATCATCATCGCTATGGATGCAGACCCTGCGGGTCAGGCAACAGCGGAAGAGATCGCTCGTCGTATCGGAAAGGATAGATGCTTCAAGGTTGAGTACCCAGAGGGATGCAAAGACTGCAACGATGTCCTTCTGAAACACGGCAAAGATAAGGTGGATGATGTCTTATTAAAGGCCAAGCCGTGGCCTGTCGCAGGTCTATACGATGCAGAACATTTCTATGATCAGATCGATGACATCTACGAGAAAGGCATGGGGCGTGGCGAGAGTACTGGCTACGACAATGTCGATGATTTGTATACCGTTGTCACTGGTCAGCTAACTGTTGTCACTGGTCACCCATCGTCTGGTAAGTCTGAGTTCATAGATCAGATCATGGTGAACATGGCACAAGAGAAGCGTTGGAAGTTTGCGATCTGTTCTTTCGAGAACGAACCGCGTCTTCATATTGCCAAGCTCATCAGCAAGTATATCCGCAAGCCTTTCTTTGAAGGTGCAATGGATCGGATAACGCCAGACGAGCTGCGCAAGGGAAAGGAATTTGTTCAATCGCACTTTTCTTTTCTGTATCAGGCAGACGGTTCCATGTCGTCAGTCGATAGCATCATCGAACGCTTGAAGGTTGCAGTGATGCGGCACGGTGTACGCGGTGCAATCGTAGACCCATACAACTACATCCAGAGGGATGCCAACGTCAGTGAAACTGAATGGATATCTGACATGCTGACACGGCTGCGTGTCTTCGCTCAGGCGCACGGTATACACCTGTGGTTCGTAGCCCATCCAACAAAGATGATGCGCGATCAGTCAGGAAAAGTTCCCGCTCCAAAAGGCTATGACATATCCGGTAGTGCCGCTTGGTTTGCGAAAGCTGACGTAGGTCTAACAGTTCACAGACCTGATCCGGCACACTCTAGGGTTTCTGAAATTCATATCTGGAAGTGTCGCTTCTCATGGGTTGGAAAGCAGGGGGACACAGAGCTTGAGTTCGATGTCCCGACATCAACGTACAGGAAGCATATACCTGATCCTATACTTGACGCACCAGTGCCATACTCTGAGGTAGATGATGACGACTGGCCCCTCTAAGCAGTTCTTAATTGTAGAGAAACACTGCGACTTATCGGCAACTTAACTGACAAGTTGTTTGAATCGGTTTGACCTATGCAAAAGTGCATGCTAGTTCTTGTGTCAGGATATTGTTCTACACCCATATGTAGCACGTCCTCTCCACTCTATGATACTGGGTCACCTTCGGGTGGCCCTTTTTTATAAAAAAAGCAGGGAGAGCGTCGAGCAGTACACTCAATCCCTGCCAGTTCACATTAGTCCGCAAGGCAAACATGAGCGAAATGTTAACGAACTAATGTATTGTTATGCCCTCATGATCATCGATCTGCTCAAGTATTTGATTAACAATCAAGGACATAATTGGAAAGTCTTCTGCCATACCATACGCCATGATCACGTTCACAATCAAGTCGCATACCTGCTCTCTGTTTGCTGATGATGGTAGCCTAAGCACAAGGTCTAGTATCTCATCAGCGTTTAGCTCTTTGTTCAAATATCACCTCGTGTTACGATAGGTTAATGCTCCATACTTGGGCGGCTCTCGCCGCCCTCTTTTTTAGAAATCAAGTAGCTCTTTAGTAACCGTATCTTTGATACGTCTACGCATCAAGCTCTCGCACTTGTTGAACTCAGTCTGAACTGCCAGAACAGGATCATCAGATGTCTCGTATGACATGACCCAAGCGTTCTCAATCTTGGCTTCTTTGTTCTTGACCTTGAGTACGGCAGTAGAGAATGCACGTATGCCGATATCATTAAGACGTTCGAGCTTACGTTCCTTGGCATCCAGAACAAAGCGCATGCCATCACCCGCTCTGACCTCAGCAATGCCGTTGTCGAATACCTTCTTGTTCCAAGTGACAGGAACACTAACCACGTATTTGGAACTACCCCATGTCCCTCGTCCCTTCTCGACGCTAATATCACCTCTCATAAAAGGTTCAACATCCCAACTGATGGATGGGAATGCAGAGTTAAGAGATGTTTGTGCGTTAAGCTGCGAGGCTTCTTTCGATTTTTGTATGGTGGTCTTGGGTGTGTCCACCTCACGATTGATCCTGCGCAAGTCGCGTATGCGCTTAAACAATTGCATGCCATATCTAGCGGCTGTACCTACATCTTCTTGAGGTAGATACTTGAAAGCCTCTGGCGCATGCGGGTAGTCGTGTGACTTCCAACCAAACTGTTCTGGGTTGTCAGATATTTCTTTCTTACCCCTGTCACAAAAGCCATGACCTTCAAAGTATCCGTCAATCATCTTTGACAGATAGCGGATTGCTTCGTAATTGTTACGATATGGATTAGTATATTTCATTGTTCCACTCCTTCTTGTTTTATCTAGTCGCTAATGAGTTCTCCACCACAGGCTATGTAACCACAGGCATCTACCCAGTTGTCTATGTGCTTCTCGTTCTGCTTGATCCGCGCAAGTTTTAGCAAAGCCATCATCACCGCAACATCCTGTGGCCCAATCGAATAAATACCAAGATGCGTGTTCCAATACGCTGCGATAGTAAGGAAGTTATCTTCCATGTCGCCGTGATCTGCTGCACGATCTTTTGTGACGTATTCTTTAGCTGTATCTAGTATGTCAGCACGTATTTGTTGACGGTTCGTAACTTCTTCATTGCTCATCTTCCACTCCTTTAGTTCTATTGAACTTTTAT